AGCATTATCTGAAGATGCAACTAAAGGCCTTAAAGGTAAAGCAGAAAAATCAGGCATGCCATTAGGTGTATTAAGACAAGTATATAACCGCGGTGTAGCTGCATGGAAAACCGGCCACAGACCAGGAACAACACCAGAACAATGGGGATTTGCAAGAGTTAATTCTTTTATAACTAAGTCTTCTGGCACATGGGGTAAAGCAGATAAAGATCTTGCAGCAAAGGTAAAGGGCTAATCATGAAGATGACAGAAATACAAAAGATGTATCTCCGTGCACGTGGTAGATGGTCTAAGAATGCTGGTAAAGAAGAAGAAAAGAAGAAAGCAAAACAGTTTGCTGAGATTCGTGATTCTGAACGTGCAGGTGAGTTTGGCACTGATAAGCTAACTGCTTCTTATTGTGCTTCTACTCCTGGCCAAACGAATGAAGCATTTGAACCTCATATGATGTATGATCCTGAGACTGGTAAAGGTTATAAAGCTGAAAAAGAAGCTGATCATTTACGAATGAAGAAACTTGGTTATACACACGATGAGCCAGATGTAAAAGAAGGCAAAGCTAGCATTAAAGAGCGTGGCGAAGATTCTAAAGGTCATAAGATTGCCACTGAAAAAGGTGCTGGTCTGACACAAAAAGGTGTTGACGCCTTTCGTCGTAAAAATCCTGGTAGTAAATTGCAAACAGCAGTCACTGGTAAAGTTAAACCTGGCAGCAAAGATGCTAAACGCCGTAAATCATTCTGTGCTCGTATGAGCGGAATGAAAGGCCCAATGAAAGATGACAAAGGCAGACCTACACGGAAAGCCATGTCTCTTAAAAGATGGAAGTGTTAGATATGCCTAGAGAAACAGATTTAGACTGGAAAAATCGCTTAGATCGAATCGAAGAAAAGATGGATAAGATGAGTGAGGTGTTAGTATCACTGGCTCGCTTTGAAGAAAAGATGGATGCTTATAACGAGTATCGTGATAGGTCATGGGAACGAATGAATAAGTTCTCAGCTAAGTTAGACACAATTGAAAAGAAGTGCGATGATAACGCTCGTACTGTACACACTATAAATAAATTATTCTGGGTAGCTATTGTTGCTATCGGGAGTGCAATCGCAGCCCAAGTTTGGATGTAACAAGAATGTTAGCAGTAATTGCTTCTGCTAGTTGAAAACAATTTACTAAGGAGAATAGGATGGACAATCCAATCGCAGAAGCATACATTAAGATGCTTCAAGAACGAAACAAAAAAGATAAAGATGCAAAGCTTGATGATGGTGACGGAATGGATCCAGTGGGTCAAGGCGATGCTGATATCGATAATGATGGTGATGTAGATTCATCTGATGAGTATCTACATAAACGTCGTAAGGCTATTAAAAAGTCTATGAAAAAAGAAGAGTTTACTGAAGAAGAGCAAGCTATGATCGATGAGGCAAAGAAACGTGGCCTTACTCCTGATCAAGTACGTAAAGCTCTTGCTGCTGACAAAGCGAAAGCTAAAGACAAAAGCAAAGTATCTCTACGTAAAACACCATGGGATAAATTCAAAGAAGCTGTTGAAATCGAAACAGACGATGATAAAACAGATGTAGAAGATCCTAAAGCTAAAAAGAAAGCACCTGAAAAGAAAACAGGTAAAGGTGATCCAGCTGCAGTAAACGCTCCATCACAAGATGATCGCGCTGCAGTAGCAGATAAACCAGATCCATCTGAAGATCCTGATGCAGAGCCAACTCCTCCAAAAGAGAAAGAAGCTCCAGCGCCTAAGGAAAAAGAAAAGATCGTTGTGAAAAAGAAACCAGTTGATAAAGAAGAATCAGTTAAAAAAGAATCTTTTGATTGGGATGAAATCTCTGAAATGAACGATGAGCAAGTAGATGCATTCATTGATTCATTAGATGAGTCACAACTAGATTCATTCGAAGCTGAAATGAATTCTCTTGCTGAAGCAGCAAACCCAGAAGGTGATGCAGCTCAACAAGATAAAGAGCAAGGTGACTTTATTGCTAAGCATAAAAAGACTATCATTGATCGTCCTGATGCTGATAAGCCTAAAGCTGCTGATGCTACTAAACCAGCGGCTAAACGTCCTGGTGATAAAAATGATGGTGACAAGTCACCAGTTAAACGTATGAAGGATATTCGAAAATGAAAAAAGCTGGCTGGTTAAAAGATGGTATCGCGACTTCTCGCGGTATCGTAACAGTACATGGTGAAATGCTAAAACGTCGTAAGATGTCAGAAGCTCAAATCAATGAGTGGAATGGTTTCGAAAAGAAAACAGTTGCTCCTAAACCAGCACCTGTTATTGAAGAACCAGCGGCAGAAGAGATCAATTTAGAATCTATGACTAAAGATGAACTTGAAGCTCTTGGACGTGAACATGGTATTGAATTAGATAAGCGTGAAAAGAAGGCTGATCTGATTGAAGTGCTAAAGTACGTCATCGAATAAACAATATAAATAGCTCTATATAACAATTTAATGTAGGGCTATTTAATGCAACTCTTTGATGAACTGAATAATGATAACTTTTTGTTGTACGCTTCAAAGCATTATAACAATAAACAATGTACAGAAGTAGAAGAGTTCTATGAAGACTTGAATCGCTTTAAGTATTTGAAAAGACTTCTCAGACGATATGATAGTAACGGAGAATTACAGGAACGTTTGATACTAAACCACCTTATATTATTATTTAATGTATTCGGTATAGTTCATGCAAAGAAGATGGTATTCTTTAAGACAGATAACAAATCGCTATCAGCTCTGAAAACCTTTCTTGTATACTTAAACTATTTAAAAGAAGATGAATACGTTGATATCCCTTTAGATAGTCATATAATAAAAGTATTAAGGAACCTATAATGCCCGCAGTATCAAGAGTAGCAGATCTCTATTACACCTACCGTTTTATCAAGGTATTAACTACACCTTGGAAAGATACTGATGCGTATAAACTAGGTCTATTAGATGATAAAGGTACAAGTCTTCGTAAGGCTAAAACCTCAGAAGAGAAAGATGCTGTAACAGTATTCTTTCGTTTAGCATTTAACTTTAAAAGAATACTAGAGAAACTTCCATTCGGTAAGTCTCGATTATCTTCATATGCAGCAGCGCTATTCTTGCTACGTGAAGAGACAGGTATGAGTGAAGAAGAGATTAAAGATATTCTTTCTAAAATGGAAATAGACTTAACTCCAGAAGTAAAAGAAAATTTCTTTATTCTTAACGAACAACTACTTCCCGGTGTATACATATTACACCAAGATATTTTATCACCAAAAACTGCAGAGCCTATTGCTAAGACAGGTACGAAAGTATCAGTGGCAGAAGGTACAACTCAAGCAGGCACTATACTAGATATTCCGGTATATGAGGTGAGACACTTGGCAACAAAACAGATGGTCTACGTGACCTCCGGAGATTTATACAGATGAAAAAGAAAAAAGAAGAAATTCCAGAAGAAGCACCTGCTAATGCAGTTGCAGGAGATGGTGTTGATATGAGTCCGGGTAAGAAGGCTAAACTAAAGAAAAAGCCTTTGAAACGCTTTAAAGATTACGTTAAGGAATAGTAAGTGTTTTCAACAATTAAAATAGCAATCGTCTTCATGATCTCAGGAGCATTAGTTTCTGGTGGATTATACGTAAAGAAGATACGAGACGATCTAGAAATTGCCAGAGCGAATGTTGCAAGAATGGAAGTAGCAGTGCAAACAAGCGAGTCTTCCCTGAAGCTTGAAAGATCAGAGAATGCGAGATTAAATGTGCTTAATTCAGAGTTAGGCGATAGCCTACAACGTGCTGAGCAATATGGTGATGAGTTGAGAAACACATTACAGAAACATAATTTAACTCACTTGGCCAATAAGAAACCTGGCCTTATTCAAAATAGGATGCAAAATGCGACTGATCAATTATGGAACGATCTTGCTGGTATCACTGACCCTAATGGGGTGCAGCTCGATGAGGCCGGAACCGAAGATAGTAACAGTAACTAAAACTGTTAAAACTGTAATCCCTACAGTAAACCTACCAAAGCAAGTACAACTAAATGACATCAAGATTTATGTTGTGTCTGCTGACAATTACCAAGAATTTAAGAAAGAGTTTGAAGCTAAGAATGGGCCTGATGCATATATTGCCATTTCCGTAAAAGACTATGAAAATCTGTCTCTTAACTTCGCTGAATTGCGAAGATACATAGAACAACAAAAAGAGATTATAGTTTATTACGAGAAAGCTGTAGCACCAGAAGAAACTGAAGAAAATAGCGAATAAACAGTTTACATTAGACCCACAATATGGTATAATAACCTATATTGAATCAGCGGAGAACCCTTCATGAATAACCATATAAACGTCACAAAGCGTGACGGACGAACTCAACCGTTCGATTTAGAAAAAGTACACAAAGTATTAGAGTGGGCAACAGATGGTATTGCCTCTGTTTCTATATCAGAGATTGAGTTAAAAGCAAACATTCAGTTGTTTGATAAGATACCTGCATACGACATTCACGAATTATTGATTAAGTCTGCAGCTGAATTGATTTCAGAAACTACACCTAATTACCAATACGTTGCAGCACGTTTAGTTAACTATAAGATTCGTAAAGATGTCTATGGTCAATTCGAACCGTGGGCTTTACTTGACATTGTAAAAGAAAACGTTAAGCGTGGTGTATATGATACGGCTATACTAGATAACTACACTGAAGATGAGCTAGCTGTACTTGGTTCTTATATTAAGCATGATCGTGATAATGATTTTACATATGTTGGTATGGAACAATTCCGTGGAAAGTATCTTGTACAAGACCGTAGATCTAAAACTGTGTTTGAAAGTCCTCAAGTTTTGTATATGCTTATTGCAGCTACTCTATTCAGTGACTATCCAAAAGATACACGTATTAAGTGGGTTAAAGATTACTACGATGACGTATCAACATTTGTAACATCATTACCTACACCTATCATGGCAGGCGTGCGTACGTCTACACGGCAGTTCTCTTCATGTGTTCTTATTGAATCAGATGATACGTTAGAAAGTATTAATGCTACTGCTACTTCTGTTGTACGTTATATTTCTAAGAAAGCTGGTATTGGTATCAATGCAGGTAGAATTCGTGCTGTTGATAGTAGAGTAGGCGATGGTTCTATTGTACATACTGGTTTAATTCCCTTTCTTAAGTACTTCTCATCTGCTGTTAAGTCATGCTCACAAGGTGGTGTTAGAGGTGGTGCTGCTACTGTATATCTTCCTGTATGGCATCTAGAATTTGAAGATCTTGTTGTATTAAAGAATAATAAAGGAACTGAAGAGAATCGTGTACGTCAATTGGATTATGCGTTCCAGTTTAATAAGTTGATGTATGAACGTCTATTAACTGGTGGTAACATAACACTATTCTCACCAGCAGATGTTCCTGGTCTATATGAGGCATTCTTTAAAGATCAAGATAAATTTCGTGAGCTCTACGAAAAGGCAGAGCGTAAGACATCTATTCGTAAGAAGACAATGAAAGCTATGGATGTATTCTCTCAGTTTGTTACTGAGCGTAAAGACACAGGTCGTATCTATCTTATGAATGTAGATCATGCTAATGAACATGGTTCTTTTAAACCTGACCTTGCAGCAATCTATCAATCTAATCTATGTACAGAAATCAATCTACCAACTAAGCCTTTGCAATCTGCAGATGATAAAGATGGTGAGATTTCGTTGTGTACGTTAAGCGCTATCAACTGGGGATTGATTAATAGTCCTACAGATTTTGAAAAGCCCTGTACAAATGCTGTTCGTGCATTAGATGCATTACTCGACTATCAAGAGTATCCTATTCCTGCTGCAGAAATCTCTACAATGAATCGTAGGCCTCTTGGCATTGGTATTATTAACTTAGCTTATTTCCTAGCTAAACGTGGTATGACATATGGTACACCAGAATCGTTAAAACTAATTGATGAATACGCAGAAGCATGGTCTTACTATCTAATNAAAGCATCTGTAGATCTTGCAAAAGAAAAAGGTGCATGTATCAAATCGAATGAAACAAAGTACAGCGATGGAATTCTTCCTATTGATACATATAAGAAAGACGTAGATACACTTGTACCACATAAAGAACGCATGGATTGGAAATCATTACGTGCTGATCTTAAAGAATATGGTATTCGTAACTCTACGCTTATGGCTCTTATGCCTGCAGAAACATCTGCACAGATTAGTAACTCAACGAATGGCATTGAACCACCTCGTGCGTTAGTATCTTATAAGGGTTCTAAAGACGGTGTTATGGCTCAGGTTGTTCCTGGTTACCATCATCTTAAAAACAAATATGATTTACTTTGGGAGCAAAAGACTCCTGAAGGTTATTTAAAAGTGTGTGCTGTACTGCAAAAATATATCGATCAAGGTATTTCTGTTAATACTTCTTACAATCCTGAACACTTTGACGAAGGTAAAGTACCTATGTCACAGTTGATTAAAGATATTGTTACCTTCTATAAGTTTGGTGGTAAGCAACTATATTATAATAATACACACGACGGAGCTGGTGAAATGAATACTGGTGATGATGTTGCACTTGAACAAGTAGATTACGATAGTGAAGAAGCTTGTGATAGTTGCGCAATTTAACTGTGTACATTATATAAATTATGTTGTATAATATCTCAGATCAATAAAGGAAGTAAGTATGTCAGTATTCGAAAAACAAAATAAATCTCACATGGAATCTAGTATGTTCTTTGACGGTGGAGTCGACATTGCTCGATATGACCAGGTCAAATATCCTGCTCTTGAAAAGATTACTGAAAAGATGTTAGGTTTCTTTTGGAGACCAGAGGAAATAGATGTATCTAAGGATCGATCTGACTTCTCTAATCTTACTGACTTTGAAAAGCATATCTTTACATCAAACCTAAAACGTCAGATCTTACTAGACTCAGTACAAGGTCGTGGTCCAACAGAGACNTTTATGCCTGCTGCATCTGTACCAGAGATTGAACCATTGGTTATGGCATGGGCATTCTTTGAAACAATTCACTCACGTTCTTATACACATATCATTCGTAATGTATATGCTAATCCATCAAAAGTATTTGATGAGATGCTTGACATCGAAGAAATTGTTGATTGCGCAAAAGATATCTCAGGATATTATGATAACTTTATTGACTATCAGAAATGGTATGATCTATTAGGTGAAGGTAAGCATAAAGTAAATGGTAAGACCGTAGTCATATCACAATACGAATTAAAGAAACGTTTATGGATTGCATTAAACTCTATTAATATTCTTGAAGGTGTTCGCTTCTATGTTTCATTCGCATGTTCATGGGCATTCGCTGAGTTAAAGAAGATGGAAGGTAATGCAAAGATTATTAAGTTTATTGCACGTGATGAGAATACTCACCTTGCTGCATCACAAACAATTATTAAAGCATTGCCTAAAGAAGATGCTGACTTTGCAAAGATTGCTATTGAGTGTGCGGAACAAGTGTCAGGTATGTTCGTTGATGCTGTAGAACAAGAAAAAGAATGGGCTGATTACTTATTTAAAGACGGTTCAATGATTGGTCTGAATGCTAAGTTGCTATCTAATTACATTGAATGGATTGCAAATAAACGTATGAAGACTCTCGGTGTTACTTCTCCTTATAGTACACCACAAGCAAATCCACTCCCATGGACAGAGAAATGGATCGGTGGAGGTAATGTACAAGTTGCACCTCAAGAAACAGAGATTAGTTCTTATGTTATCGGTGGTGTTAAACAAGACATGGATGAAAACACTTTTGATGGAATGTCACTATGATCGTAATATACAGTAAAGAAAATTGCCCGTATTGTGAAAGAGCTATTAAACTTGCAAAAGATAGTTCAATGAAATACACAGTAACNAAGATAGGAAAGGATATTCCTGTCAATGAGTTTCATGATATATTTCCTAATGCACGTACTGTTCCTCAGATAGAAAATATTAACATCAATGGGAATGAATATATAGGTGGATACACAGAGTTTAAAAGCTGGGTATTATCAAATGCATTAGGAGGCATGACACTATGAAACAATGTTACCACTGCGGAGTGGAATTTAAAGTTACGTTTGACGATGAAGATGCAGTAGTACAACACTGCCCATCATGTGGGGTACATGTAGAAGAAGTACCAATGGAACAGATGGAATTGGACTTTGAGGAACATGAATAAATAGACTAAAGTATCTACTTAGGTTTGTTTATGAAAAGTTGGAATTATGAGGGGAAACCCTTTACACAAGATATGGTTGGTGACTATGAAGGATTCGTCTATATAGTTACTGACCTATCAAATGGAATGAAGTATATCGGTAAGAAGAACTTTCATTCAAGAGTTAAGCTTAAACCTCTAAAAGGTCAGAAGCGTAAACGCAAAAAAGTATCAGCATCTGATTGGGAAAAATACCACGGTAGTTCTGAAGAGGTAAAGTTACTCTTCGAAGAGCACGGATACGATCGCTTTAGTAGAGAGATATTACATCTTTGCATGAGTAAAGGCGATATGAATTACTTAGAATTACGAGAACAGATAGTACGAGATGTACTACTTAAACCTGATGAATACTATAATGCATTTGTCGGTGGAAAAATACATCGCAATCATGTAAAAAACTTGTGTACATCCTCTGAAAAATAGTGTATAATAGTGTCATGAATAAAGATAATATCATACCATTCCCTTACGGTGAAATCAGAAATCCTATCATAGACCCACGTCCTGATGATGAGATGGATCTTGCAGGAGAATGCATACAACAAATTCTGTTAACTCTATCTGAATATGGCTTTAATGCTAAGAATGATGAGCAGTTATATAAAGATCTTGGTTGTATATTGAATATGATATATGCTACTTTAATAAGAGAATCTAATCCTAAATACCCGTTTGTAGAGGTTATGGATATAATACACGAAATGATAATGGAAGCTAGAAATGATCGTACTTGATTTTAATGGAATTGCAATGGGTAACATCATTGTTAACTCGAACTATGGTGAATTAAACGAAGACACAATTCGTCATATGATTCTTAACTCTATACGTATGCACGTTAAAAAGCATAAAGAGCAATATGGTCAAGTAGTAATTGCTTGTGATGGTGGATCATGGAGGCGTGATGCATTTCCTCAGTATAAGTGGTCTCGTAGAAACAATCGTAAAGAATCTAAACTAGATTTTGATATGATCTTTACGACACTGAATAAAGTACGTGAAGAAATCGCACAGAACATGCCTTACAAAGTAGTGTATATTCGTAACGTAGAAGCTGATGATATCATTGGTACTCTTGTAGAACAAACACAAGAGTTTGGTCAGATGGAAGATGTAATGATTATCTCTGCTGATAAAGACTTTATTCAGTTACAGAAGTATGGTAATGTAAAACAGTATTCACCTATGACTAAAAAGTTTATTAAGGATGATAATCCTAATGTATACTTGTTTGAGCATATTCTTAAAGGCGATAGTTCAGATGGTATTCCTAACGTTCTTAGTGGTGATGATACTTTCGTTGAAGGTATTCGTCAATCACCTATGACTAAGAAGAAGATACAATCGTACGTTGATAATGCAGAGAACTTAGAATCCTTCATGGGTGCAGAAATCTACCGTAACTATAAGCGTAATCAATTATTAGTTGATCTTGAGTATATTCCACAAGACATAAAGAAAAACATTATAGATACATATGAATCTGCTAAAGTACAGCCAAGGATGAAGATCCTAAATTACTTTATTAAGAATCGTTGTAAACTATTAATTGAATGTATTGAGGATTTCTAATGATTAATGAGAATATTAATAGGCAAACGCTAAAGGAAGTTTTAGATAAAGTAGCTGCTGCCTCAAACCGTGAAGAAAAAACTAAAGTATTAAAACACTATGATACTCCGCATCTTCGCTACTTCTTGAAGGGTGCATTCGATGATACTATTGAATGGCTAGTACCGAAAGGTTCTCCTCCATATAAAGAAGCATCTCCAAAAGAAGCTGATCATGTGCGTAAACACATTGTGAAACGTTTTAAGTACTTTGTAAAGGGTGGACCTAAAGTAAAGAATGAAACACAGCGTGAGGTTATGTTTATTCGTATCTTAGAAACCATTGATCCAGAAGATGCTAAGCTTCTTATCATATGTAAAGATAAGGATCTAGCTGGTAAATTTAAAGGACTAACAAAAAAGCTTGTATCAGAAGCATTTCCAGGACTGATCAAAGCCTAACATTATATAAATAGTTATATGAAAAATAAAAAAGTTTTCATAGTTTAATCTTCAAGGACCTCCCTTTTTAGGGACGGTCCTTTTTTATTTTGGTCTAAGGAAAAAGGAGGCATGACATCTTAACCCGTCGTAAACAATCAACGAATAGGAAAGATCCCATGTTATATGGTCCACAAATCGAGCGTCTTAAAAAAGACTCTAACGAACTTAAACATTATATCAAACGATTAGAGAAAGAAGGTAATGAGCTCCTGGCTTTTAAGCTACAGAAAAAACAACAATATCTTTCTTCAAGGATAGAAGATATGTACGAGGTATATTCGCAAAATTAACCGTGTACAAAGTCCTCGTTTTATGGTATAATATATACATAAATTAAAACGAGGACTTTTATGGAACGCTACATTAAGTTATACAATAACGTTATCGACCAAAGTGTGTGCGATGCGATGATTACATTATTTAATAGTCAGGATTCTGTACAGCGCAGTAATCCAATAATGAACTTTACTGAAATCAATCTGAATAGTAATAAAGATTGGGATCAGCATAGAGATCATTTGTCTTACGCGTTTAGACAAGTCTTAGAACAATATAGAACGGAANGNGATGTAACTACTTGGCCATCTAAATATGCATTCGAAGAATTCAGAATGAAAAGGTACGAACCAAATGACGGAAAATTTGATGAACATGTTGATGTTGGCGATTATAGCACTGCTCGTCGCTTCCTTGCTTTCTTTGCTTACCTCAATGACGGTATGGGTGGTGAAACGTCTTTTGACTCCTTGGGGATTACTGTTCCTCGTTCTGCTGGCAGTGTTCTTGTATTCCCACCATTATGGACTTACCCCCACGCCGGTAGAATACCTAGAGACGTTCCGAAATATATTCTAGGATCATACTTACATTATGTCTAATCAAACTATAAAAGAAAAGATTAGACAACGTAGAGCTCAGATGTTAGTTCACTCTTGCATATACTATGAGCTTGATGACTCTATTGTCACAGATGATAAGTGGCAACAATGGGCAGATGAACTTACTCTATTACAGAATGACAATCCAGATGATTGTAATATAGGTTTCTATGATAGAGAGTTCAAAGAATGGAACGGTTCATCAGGTGCATTCCTTCCATTAAAAGATTCATATGTATACAGTAAAGCTAAATGGCTTTTAACACAAAATAACAGTGTACAAACCACTCAAGATGTGGTAGAATATACAAGTAATTTAGAGGATTTTATGTAATGAATATTTTTATACTTGATGAAGACCCAGTTGTTGCAGCACAATTACAATGTGATAAGCATGTTGTCAAGATGATTGTAGAGTGCGCTCAGATGTTATCTACTGCACATCGTATGTTAGACGGCGAAGAATATCGTGCTCCATCTAAATCTGGTAAACGCATTGTTAAGAAATGGCANCTNCAANAAAATGATGATATAGTATACAGCGCAGTNCACATGGGCCATCCTTGTACTGTATGGACAATGGAATCTTCTGATAATTACCAATGGCATTACGAGCATTTCATTGCACTATGTATGGAATATCAATATAGGTATGGTAAAGTGCATGCTACTCACCAAAAGCTAGGTAAGATCTTATCAGTTACTCCTCGTAATATACCTAACATTGGTCTTACACCTTTTAAACTAGCGATGCAAGCTGAACCACAATGTATGTTAGAAGATGCTGTTAAATCTTATCAAGCATATTACATGACAAAGCAAGAACGATTTAAAATGGTATGGTCTAAACGATCTATACCCGATTGGTTTCATGTATCTGCAAATGCTGCATAATGTATGAATCGTATCATGAATATATACTCCGTAGGGAAAAACAACTACGTGAATCTAAACAGGAAAATGCTATGCCAACTTATACATTGAAAGATATTAAAACGAATCATGAATGGGATGTGATTTGTTCGTGGGATGAATTACAAACAACGTTAAATGAAATGTCTGANGTAGTCCATGTAATAACTGCACCAAAGATTGTACANGATCGTGGCACTAATATCAAAGTTGATGACGGCTTTCGTGAAGTAATGTCACGAGTTAAAGATGGTCAAAAGCATATTAATCATACTATTAAGGACTATTAAATGGTAGCTACATTTCCTTCTAAAGGTTCTACGTCTATGCGTAAGCTTAAGATAGATGATATGATACAGATAGAACCTCTTACTGATAATCAGAAAGAAGTATTCCAGGCCTACTCACGTGGAGACTCTCTCGTATTATCTGGTTCTGCAGGTACTGGTAAAACCTTTGTAGCTTTATCTCTTGCATTAGAAGATGTACTTGATAAAGAAACTCCATATGATAAAGTAATTGTTATTCGTTCTATTGTACCTACAAGAGATATAGGTTTCTTACCTGGCACAGAAGAAGAAAAGAAAGATGCTTATACCGGTCCTTATCAATCTATATGTGCAGAACTATTTGAACAAGGCGATGCATGGAAGAAGCTACAAGCTTCAGGTACAGTTGATTTTCAATCAACATCATTTATTCGAGGCATAACATTTAACAACGCTATTGTTGTTATAGATGAAATGCAAAACTTAAACTTTCACGAGCTTGACTCTGTGATTACACGTGTTGGACGCAATTGTAAGTTCATTATGTGTGGTGACTATTATCAGTCAGACTTTGATAAAGAAAAAGATAAAAACGGAATTGTAAACTTTCTACAAATCATTGAACAACTTAAACGGTTCACTGTAGTAGAATTTGGTTGGCAAGATATTGTCCGTTCTAGTTTCGTTCGTGACTACATCATGACAAAAGAAATGATGCAATCCAAACAATAATGAAAGATTATATTATGGAACGAAGGGTATTTAAACATGACAAGACTGATCTTGGTTATGAAGACCTTAATGCTGAGAGCACTTCCTCTGGCAGAAAGTATGCTGCTCCTAACGGGGTTAGGTATCCTTCTGTTACAACAGTACTTGCAATATTAAGTGAAGAATTCATCCAGCGATGGCGAGCCCGTGTAGGAGAGGAAGAAGCAAATAAAGTTTCTCATCGAGCATCTACACGAGGCACGGCCGTGCATGAATGCATAGAGAAGTATTTAGATAATGATGAGAACTATGCCGAAGGGTATATGCCAAACATTATCGATAACTTCAAAGCTGTGAGACCTGTACTTGATGAACGTATAGGAACTATTTACCTACAAGAGGCAGCTCTATATTCTGAGCATCTTGGCCTTGCTGGTCGTGTTGACTGTGTAGGTGAATTCGATGGTGTACTATCAATCATCGATTTTAAAACTTCTAAAAAGATAAAGAAGAAAGAATGGATTACCAATTACTTTATACAGGAAGCTGCATATGCAATTATGTGGGAAGAAAGAACTGGTACGCCTATTGTTAACTTAGTTACTATTATTACTGTGGATAATGAAGCACCTCAGGTGTTTGTTGAACATAGAGATAACTGGGTACCTAAACTATTGGAGACAATAAATGAATACAAGAGGCGAAAAATCTTTAGAAATTAGGGCAAAGCATAACATAGGAATATGTTGTGAAACCTTATGCGATCGTGAACCTGTAGAGCAATACATCAAAGAACTTGAAACTAAAATTGCTTATTATGAAACACTGGTTGATGCGGTTGAAATACGTAATATTCCTGGGCGTATACCTAGGAAGTGAATTAAATAATAAAGGAAACTAAAATGTTAAAAAACAAAGATCCTAGTCTTTATAATGAAGACTTGGCACCTATTCCAAATAATAAAAGAACTTGGGGTTGGTTTGAGATTTTTAATGTATGGTCAAACGATATTCAAAGTTTGTTTGGTTATACACTAGCTGCATCTCTATTCATCTCATATGGCCTAAACGGCTGGTCAGTATTCGCTGCTCTTATGGTAGCTGGACTATTCGTTATGTGGTTAGTTAATATGATGGGTCAACCAAGTGTTAAGTATGGTATCCCTTTCCCAGTCATGGCTCGATCGAGTATGGGTGTTAAAGGTGCAAACTTCCCAGCGGTTGTGCGGGGAATTGTAGCTATCTTCTGGTATGGTGCACAAACATACTTTGCTTCTACAGCAGTATCATTACTCATATCTGCACTCGCAGGTGGGAACGGTGCTCCGGTATTACTCGGTATGAGTAGCATTGATTGGATATCATTCCTCTTTGTATGGGCATTTCAGGTGTACTTATTCTGGAAAGGTATTCCATGGATTACTAAGTTCTTAAACTTTGCAGGTCCATTTGTATATGCAGTAATGATTGCATTAGCACTTACTATCTGGGTAAAAGCTGGTTCAGGATTAACTACAGAAATGGGTACGATCTTTGAAGGTACTGGTGAATATGATGGTTCTTCATTCTCTGCATTTGTTGCAATTGTAGGAACAATGATCGCATATTTTGCAGCTGTTGTAATTAACTATGGTGACTTCTCACGTAACGTTAAGACACAGTCTCAAATGAAAAAAGGTAACTTAATTGGTTTGCCTTTGAACATTGCATTCTTCTCACTGATTACTCTTGTTGTTACAGCAGGTACTATATCAATATGGGGCGAAGCTATTACAAGCCCAACTGAGATTATTGCGGCTGTTGATTCTTTACCTCTTACTGTCGTAGCAGCTATTATGTTCTTTGTTGCAACCGTAGGTATTAATATCGTAGCTAACTTTATTCCTCCTGCATATGACATTGCCAACTTAATGCCAAGTAAGATTGACTTTAAACTTGGTGGATTAATTACATCTCTATTCGCACTTATTATCGGTGGGTTATGGGTGTCAACAATCAGTCAGTTAGGTATCTTCGGATTTGTTAATACTCTTGGCGCAGTACTTGCACCGATATATGGTATTATGATGGTTGATTACTATATGCTAAAGAAGGGCAAATTAAACATAGAAGCTCTATTCACTACATCTAAAAAAGGTATCTACTATTATGATAATGGTTGGAACAAGAAAGCAATGGTTGCATTTGTTATTCCTGCGATATTCTCTGTAGCTACAGTATGGATCGGTGCTTTAGGATTCCTATCAGGTTTCTCTTGGGTAATTGGTGCAGCATTAGGCGGTATAGTATATTACTCTATTACTAAAAAATAAGTATAGATATACTAAGTAACACAGAGCTATAGCAGGTTGTTCTTGCTATAGCTTTTTTTTGAAATGAAAGAAAGATAGTAATGGTCAATAGTGGAAATAGAGAGTTAATTGATTTGTTGAGTAATAAGAAAGAACAAAGGGTATTTTATCCTGACCGGCCTATAGCAAGAGCTCATGAGTTCTATCTGACTGGTACGATTGATAGTGCAGAGCATTATACAGAATGGTTTGATATCATTAGACACGCTGGTAAGAACGATGCTATTCAGATTTATATCAACTCATATGGTGGTGATCTATTCACTGCTATTCAATTTCTACGAGTATTAGGAGATACTGAAGCTACAGTTATTATTTCAGTTGAAGGCGCATGTATGTCAGCAGCTACAATGGTATTTTTATGTGGTGATGTATTTGAAGTATCTTCTCACTCTATGTTTATGTTTCACAATTATTCTGGTGGCACATTTGGTAAAGGTGGAGAAATGCTTGACCAACTTAAACATGAACGCGTATGGTCTGAGAAGCTTCTTCGTGAGATGTACGCAGATTTCTTAACAGATAAAGAGATTGATGCGATGTTAAACAATAAAGATTTATGGATGGATGGTGATGAGGTTATTGATCGCCTAGAAAAAAGATCTAAAAAAGTAAGCAAAACTTCTAAGGATAAGAAAAAGAAGTAGGAGGAACATATGTCAGAAGATATATTTGATTTTGGATTCACTGCTGTAGATGAATCAGAATTAGAATCAGTACAAAAGGCACAAGCAGAAGTTAGCACGACTTCTGCTGATGCTCAACATGCGGAAGATAAATTGAATAAGCTATATAATGCTATACTTCCCTTGTTAACAAATTTAAAGAAGAATCCTGAAAAGGACTATATCTATTGGCCTAATCGTGTGGGTAAGGTAGATGAATTTGAAGATATGATCACGAAAATTGTAAAGGACTAAGAATGGGACTTGGATTAAAAGCAGAACATCTAGCTAAGATGATTCCAGGAAATAAACATGTTGATGAATGGCATGAAGCACTTGCTGCAATATTGCCTAAATATGGTATTACAAGTAAACGAAGAGTTGCTCACTTTGTGAGTCAATGTGCTCACGAATCAAATAACTTTCGTTCTCTAAGTGAGAATCTGAACTATAGTGAAAAGGCTTTGAACGCTGTGTTCGGTAGATACTTTGGTTCACCTCCTAAAAGAGATGCTGCTGAGTATGCACGTAATCCTGAAATGATTGCTAACTATGTTTATCAGGATGAATTCCGTAAATATAAGATGGGCAATGTAAATGAAGGTGATGGTTGGTTATTCCGTGGTCGTGGATTAAAGCAACTTACAGGACGTGAGAACTATACACGCTTTGGTAAAACTATAGGTATGTCAGCAGAAGAAGCAGCTGAATATGTTAGCACCTTTAGTGGCGCTATTGAGAGTGCTTGTTGGTTTTGGGATGCAAACAATCTAAATGATATTGCTGATACAGACGATGTTGTTAAAATGACACGTAAGATCAATGGTGGTAAGATTGGATTAGAAGATCG